CGCTGGCGTCCTGCTGGTGAAGTACGGCGTGATCATTGGCGGCTTCGCAGGAGCGATCCTCTCGCTGACCTTCCTGCGCGGCCTCACCCGGGGCCAGGCGGTCGCCGCGTTCTTCACCGGCTTTGCTTCAGCAGTCTTCTGCACCCCGCTTGCCATCAGTTACTTCAACCTTGGCGCCAGCGGAGAAACCCAATACGGCGTGGCCTTTCTGATAGGCCTTCTGGCAATGAACATCATCCCGGTGCTGAAGTCGCTCGTGGGTCAGTTCGGAGCCAAGGGAGCTACCTGATGAGCTCGACCCTTATTTCAGTCCTGATCGGCGCCAATGCCTTCCTGAGCGTGCTGGTGGTGATCGCTGCGTGCGACTACCTGCGCCGGATCAGGCCAATGGATGCGCCACTGCTGGCCGTCGCGTTCTACCTGGTGGCCATCGGCGCGTTCGGCGCCTTCGTCCTGGCAATGAACGGCCATGTGCCCACGCTGTACGGCGTGATCCTCAAGCTGGGGATCGTCCTGTACGCGGTCGCCCGGCGTGGTCACGTGTTCCAGCCGGGGTAGAGCGCCACAAAACAGAGGTGCGCCGTTTTGTGGCGCGAGGAGTTCAAATGCCTGCGCCATCAAGCTTCCACCATGCCGGTGACGGCCGTGGCCGGCGTCTCGTGTTCGTCAATGGCAACGAGATCGACTGCGTGATCTGGTGCGATACCGCTGCCGGGGTGTGCGTGTATGCGCCCCGGCCGGCGAGGGTGAAGCGCCCAGATCGTGAAGAGTTCTACACCCGCAGGCTTCGCGGTGTCGTCACGGTGCGACAGGCATGACGCGGCCAATGCCGCCAGCCGACCTGCTCGAGTCGCCATTCCTGATCCTCACGCCTGCTCCCGAACTGTGGGAATGGATACAGCGCGAGGTTCTGGCCGAAACCGGCAGCATCCACAACCCTGAGCACTCCCACCTCATCGACGCCAATGTCGGGGTGATGTGGGCGTCGTCTGCCTTCAACAAGAAGGGGCGCTCAGTGCTGGGCCAGGCCGAACAGCTGATGATCCGCGCCGGTGGTTGGCAGAAGGCGCGCCAAGAGCAGCAGATGCGGGACTGGTTCGGCGAAGAGCCAGAATTCCTAATCACGCTGGCCGGTGACTACTGCACCATTTGCAGCGAGGCCGAGTTCTGCGCCCTGGTTGAACACGAGCTGTACCACATCGGCCATAAGCTCGATAAGTACGGCGCCCCAGCGTTCGGCGATGACGGCATGCCCAAGCTTGAGATGCGTGGGCACGACGTCGAGGAGTTCGTCGGAGTGGTTCGCCGGTATGGCCCAAGCCACGACGTACAGCAGCTGATTGACGCTGCAAGCCGGCCGCCTGAGGTGGCCAAGATCAACATTGCGAGGGCCTGCGGAACCTGCCTACTCAAGTCGGCCTGATTTTTGACAGGTTTTGACGGATGACAACCCATGGCAGCACTACGAAGCGAGGTCAAAGCCTTCATTGTTCAGGCTCTGGCCTGCTTCGATACACCGTCCCAGGTGGTGGAGGCTGTCAAAAAAGAATTCAACGTCGATGTCAGTCGGCAGCAATGCGAATCGCACGATCCCACGAAGTTCGCCGGACGCGGCCTGGCCAAGCGCTGGGTGGATATGTTCCACGCTTGCCGGGAGCGCTTCACCACTGAGACTGCCGACATTCCGATTGCACACCGCGCCTATCGTCTCCGCGCGCTGGGTCGCATGGCCGAGAAGGCCGAGAGCATGAAGAACATGGCCCTGACTGCCCAGTTGCTTGAGCAGGCAGCCAAAGAGGTCGGCGACGTATACGTGAATCGGCAGGCGAAGGTGGACAGCCCGCTCGATAACGCGGTACCCACCTCGGTGCAGGTCACGGTGATGGATGCGAGGAAGCGCGATGCCGACGCTTAACGTCCCTCAGGCCACGTTCATCAACATGCCGCACAAGTTCCGCGGCTTCGTCGCTGGGTTCGGCTCAGGCAAGACCTGGGTAGGCTGCGCCGGCATCTGCAAGCACGTTTGGGAATGGCCCAGGATCAACTCCGGCTACTTCGCCCCGACTTACCCGCAGATCCGCGACATCTTCTTTCCGACCATCGAAGAGGTCGCCTTCGACTGGGGCCTGAAGGTCAAGACGAAGGAGAGCGACAAGGAGGTTGAGTTCTACAGCGGCGGCCAGTACCGCAGCACGACCATTTGCCGCTCGATGGAGAAGCCACAGACCATCGTCGGCTTCAAGATCGGCCATGCGCTGGTAGATGAGCTCGACGTCCTGCCCGCACTGAAGGCCGAGCACGCCTGGCGCAAGATCATTGCCCGGATGCGCTACAACGTGCCTGGGCTGAAGAACGGCGTGGACGTGACGACGACCCCTGAGGGGTTCAAGTTCGTCTACCAGCAGTTCGTGAAGCAGCTGCGCGAGAAGCCAGCCCTGCAGGGTATGTACGGCCTGGTGCAGGCCAGCACGTTCGACAACGAGCTGAACCTACCGCCCGACTACATCCCGTCGCTGATGGAGTCGTACCCGGCCCAGCTGATCCTGGCCTACCTGAATGGGCAGTTCGTCAACCTCAACGCCGGCTCGATCTACCACGCCTACGACCGGAAGCTGAATTCCTGCTTCGATACCGTAGAGCCTGGAGAGCCCCTATTCATCGGGATGGACTTCAACGTCGGCAAGATGGCAGCTATAACGCACGTCAAGCGCGCAGACGGCAAGCCAAGGGCGGTGGATGAACTGATCGATGGCTTTGATACCCCGGACATGATCCGGCGCATCAAGGAACGTTACTGGCGGCACAACGGCAGGGACTACGAGAAGACCTGTGAGATCAGGATCTACCCGGACGCCTCTGGCGGATCCCGCAAGTCGGTGAATGCCAGCGAGACGGACATCGCCATCCTGCGCCAGGCCGGCTTCGCCGTGATCGCGCCCGACGCCAACCCGCCAGTGAAAGACCGCATTAACGCCATGAACGCGATGTTCTGCAACGCGAATGGCGAACGCCGCTACCTGATAAACCCGCTGCGCTGCCCGACCTATGCAGACGGCCTGGAGCAGCAGGTGTGGGCGCCCAATGGTGAGCCAGACAAGAAATCAGGCGTCGACCACGCGAACGACGCCGGCGGCTACTTCATCCACCACGACTACCCGATTGAGCGACCGGTCTTCACGACCCAGCCTTTGAGAATGTGAACATGAGCGATAACCCGAGCTTCACCCTGCCCGCTGTCGACGAGATGCGCCGATACTGGGCGGTGATCTCTCCGCTCATGGGCGGGACCATGGCCATGCGCGCTGCTGGCCAGGCGCTGCTGCCGAAATACCCAGCAGAAGACGATGAGATCTACAAGTCTCGCCTTGCCCAGTCCACCTTGCTGCCCGCGTACTCTGAGACGGTCGGCAATATGACCTCTCGGGTGTTTGCGGAGCCGCTGCAGCTGGGCGACGACGTTCCGGCCGAGATTGCGGAGATGGCAACGGACATCGACCTGGCCGGAAACGACCTGAACAACTGGTCGGTGGAGTTCTTCCGGAATGGCTTGAGCCACGGCCTGTGCCACGCGTTCGTTGATCATCCAGCCTCCGAATCCGGCCGCACCATGGCGGAAGAGAAGGCCGCAGGCGTACGTCCATATGCCGTCATGGTCAAGCCTGAGCAGGTTCTCGGGTGGAAGGCAAAGGGCGGCGTGCTGACCCACATTCGCTACATTGAGGCGATCGAGGAAGAGGATGGCGAGTTCGGCGTTGATGTCGTCTTGCAGATCCGCGTACTTGAGCCAGGCCTGTGGAGAATCTACCGAGCCCCAAGCAAGGGTGGCACCTGGGCAGTTCATGACGAGGGCGTCACCAGCCTGACGTACATCCCATGGGTGACGTTCTACACCGGTCGCACCGGTTTCATGACAGCCAAGCCACCGCTGCTGGAGCTGGCCCACCTTAACGTGAAGCACTGGCAGAGCCAGAGCGACCAGGACAACATCCTGCATGTCATTCGCGTGCCGATTCTGGTGCGTATCGGCATTCAGGCCCAGTACGACAATCAGGGGAAGGTCATCCCGCCAGAGTTCAAGGTTGGCACCGGATCACTTACCGATCTGCCGAAAGATGGCAACCTCAAGTATGTGGAGCACACGGGAAAGGCTGTAGAGGCCGGGCGCACCGCGCTACAGGACTTGCTGGATGAGATGCGGATGGCAGGTGCCAAGCTGCTGACCCCGGACAAGTCTGCGACCAAGACCGCGACACAGGCCGAGGAAGAGGCTGCTCAGGAGCTTTCGCCGCTGGCCCGCATGGCTCACCAGTTCGGTGATTGCCTGGGGCAACTGCTCCAGTTCATGGCTGGTTACCGTGGTCAGGGTGAGGGCGGCACAGTCGAGATGCGCGGCAACTTCGACGTTGACTACATGCCTGAGGTGTCGCTTCCAACTCTGGTATCCATGGCCAACGCCGGCATGCTTTCGAAAGAGACGCTGTTCGCTGAGATGCAGCGCCGTGGCGTGATCAGCGACGAATACGACTGGGAGAAAGAGCTGGCCAAGATTGAATCCCAAGGCCCAGCCCTCGGGGCGATCTGATGAAGACAGCAAACGAGCAGCTGATTGACGAGCTGATTGGGCATGAGGTCGATCTGTCCAGGTTGAGCAATGCCCAAGTCGTCGCGATCATCAAGATCCTGAACGGTAACGACGCTGAGCTGCGTGCGGCGTTGGTGTCTGCCATCGAGGCGCTGGGTACAGACCTGAGCGCTTCGGCCGTGGATGCCGCGCTGTTCCGGGTCAACCAGCTGAACAGCGACACCTTCGCCCAGGTTCGCCAGGCTATGACTGCGCTCACTGATGGCGTAGCCACCTACGAGATCGCTTTCCAGCTGAAACTGTTCGAATCGATCGTGCCAGCCCTGGTGCAGGCCAAGTTCCCAATCCAGGTCGCACAGTTCAGCCAGGTGAGGGCGCAGGCCGCAGCCAGGCCATTCCAGGGGCGATTGCTTTCTGAATGGATGGACGGCATCGAGGCGGACCGAAAGGCGCTCATACGCAACGCTGTGCGCGCTGGGGTGGTAAACGGACAGACCACAGCTGAGATCGTGCGAACGATCATGGGTACCCGGTCCGAGAAGTACGCGGACGGCCTCTTGCAGCGTCCACGCCGCGAAGTGGAGTCGGTAGTCAGGTCCGCTGTTTCGCACACCGCAGAGACTGCCAGCGACAAGGCATTCGAGGCCAATAGCGACATCATCAGCCATGTTGAGTGGCTGAGCACGCTGGACAGCCGGACCTCGACGACCTGCCGAATCCGTGACCGCCTGCCGTACACACTGGGCACGTATCAGCCAATCGGGCACAAGATCCCGTGGCTTGCCGGGCCCGGCCGCATCCACTTCTGCTGCCGGTCCACCAAGATCCCGATACTCAAGAGCGCCCTGGCGCTGGGGATCAGTGACGCGGCTACGCGGGCAAGCATGGATGGCCAAGTTCCACAGCAGACCACCTATGCGCAATGGCTGGCTCGCCAGCCCGCAGCTCGGCAAGACGAGATCCTCGGGCCTGAGCGCGGGAAGCTGCTGCGCCAGGACAAGCTGAAGCTGGAAGACTTCTACAACGAGCGCGGGAAATTCCTGACGCTCGACCAGCTGCACGAACGACTCAAGTAATTCCGCTCCACGAAATACGAGCATCGCGTTTTGTGGCGCGCAATGCAGGCCTCGCCCAGTGCGGGGCTTTTTTCTGCCTGCGGTTCGGATGGACGGGGCGCAATAGGGCCGGATGGCTCATCAGCAGGCCGGATGGCCCAGAGAGACGAGATGAAACTCAAAACCGTTGAAGTGGATGGCAAGCAATACGCAGTGATCGAAGACGGCAAGCCCGTCTACGTCGAGGACGATGGCAAGGAGGTCGCCTTCGATGCTGTGGGCACCCGCAGCACAATCACTCGGCTGAACGCAGAAGCCAAGTCGCACCGAGAGCGCGCTGATGGCCTGGAGAAGACGGCCAAGGCATTTGAAGGCATCGAAGATGCTGCCGCCGCCAAGAAGGCGCTGGAGATCGTCGCCAACCTCGACGCCAAGAAGCTGGTGGATGCCGGCGAGATCGAGAAGGTGAAGGGCGAAATCAGCAAGGCCTTCCAGACCCAGCTGGACGAAGCCAACACCAAGGCTCAGACCTTCGAGCAGCAACTGTACGCCGAGAAGATCGGTGGCAGCTTCGCCCGTTCGCAGTTCATTGCCGAGAAAATGGCTGTCCCGGCAGACATGGTGCAGGCCACCTTCGGCAGTAACTTCAAGATCGAGGAAGGCAAGGTCGTCGCTTATGACGCTCAAGGCCAGAAGGTCTTCAGTCGCTCCCGCCCAGGTGAGCTGGCCGACTTCAACGAAGCGCTCGAAACCCTCGTCTCGCAGTACCCGCACCGCGATCACATCCTCAAGGGCACCGGTGCTCAAGGCACAGGCGCCCACACGACCAATGGTCAAAAGCCCCAAACCAAGGGAAGCCTCGGCGGTGACAAGGCAGCGCGCCTGGAAGCCATCAAGGCCATGACCGCAGACGCTTAAGGAGCCAACATGGCACTTTCGAACATGAAGGTATTCAACGAATACCTCAAGCAAACCACCATCGAGACCCTGCAGCAGGACGTTGAGAAGTTCAACGCCGCGTCTGCCGGCTCGATCCGTCTTACCACCCAAGGTATCGACGGTGACTTCCTGCAGGAATCGTTCTGGGCTGGCCTGCATAGCGCTCAGCGCCGTGTTGACCGCTATGCCGCGAACGGCGCCCAGTCCTCGACCCCGCTGGCTCAGAAGCAGTATGACGCGGTGAAGATCGCCGGTGGCTTCGGCCCGATCATCTGGGAGCCCGCACAGCTTTCCTGGGTGCAGAAGAACCCGGAGGAGGCGCTGGAGGTCATCAGCCGCAACCTGTCCGAGTCGATCATGTCGGACCAGCTGAACACCGCCATCGCAGCCCTGGTCGCGGCCATCGGTAACCAGTCGGCAGCGGTGAACGACGTATCTGCCACCGCCGGCATCACCTACGTTGGCATCAACAACGCCCACGCTCTGTTCGGTGACGCATCCCAGCGCCTGGTGGCTCAGGTCATGACCGGTGCCATGTATCACAAGCTGATGGGGCAGAACCTGGCCAACGCTGAGCGCCTGTTCACCTTCTCGGGCGTCCAGGTGGTCGACATTCTCGGCAAGGCGGTCATCGTCACTGACGCTGCCGCGCTGTACGAGGCTGGTACCCCGAACAAGGAGAAGGTGCTGAGCCTGGCCGATGGCGCAGCGGTGGTGATGGACGGCTCCGACCTGATCACCAACATCGAAACCTCCAACGGCAAGGAGCGGATCGAGACCACCATGCAGGCCGACTACACCTTCGGGCTGGGCCTCAAGGGGTTCACATGGGATACCGCCAACGGCGGCAAGTCGCCGACCAACGCCGAGCTGTCCACCGGCACCAACTGGGATCTGGTGGCAAACAGCATCAAGGCCTCGGCTGGCGTCATGACCATCGGTGACGCCGCGCAGTAATCGGCATAGCGCCCTTCGGGGCGCATTCCTCAGGAGAACGCCATGAGCGAGAAAGTGATTTACGAGCAACACCCGGTCAGCGCCGAGCGCAAAGCCGAGCTGCGTCAGAAGGGCTACAAGATCATTGACGCCAAGTTCGCGCCAGAAGGCTACGAGCATCCGGAGCCGTCGAAAGAGGCCAAGGTGAGCAAGGCTGACGCCAAAAAGGCGGCCGCTGAGGCAAAGCAGAAGGCAGAAGAGCAAGCCAAGCAGAAGGCCGAGCTGCAGGATGCCCTGAAAGCCAAGGGCATCGAGTTCAGCCCTGATGCCAGCCTGGAAGACCTGCTGAAGCTGATCGAGGCCAAGTAATGACCATATACATCACCGTCGAGCAGGTGGACGCCCTGCTTGGGCCTACCTGGGCGCCCGACGACCAGAAGGCCAGGGCGGTGCTGATGGCCAACACCTGGCTTACCAATCTTGGCCTGCCTGAGTTCGACCCGGTACCGGACGACGTCATCCAGGCCGGTGCCGAGATTGCCCGAGAGGCTGCGGCTGGCAACATCTACGGCAGCAAAGAAACCGGCGTGCTGAGCAAGTCGGTAGACGCTGACGGCGTGTCCAGCAGCAAAACCTACTCGGAATCCTCTCGCGCCATCAGCGCCGGCGAGTCGTTCGCTCTGGCGCTGCTGGCGCATTACCTGAATGGCAGTGGCCAGACCAAGATCGTGAGGGGCTGACATGGGGCTTCGCGAGGAACTGCAGGCCGACCTGGCTCAGGCGTTCAATACGGACCTGGCTGACGTAGTGCTGGCCTTCACTGGCGAGTACATGGGGCCGGGCGTATGGGATCCGGTAAGCGAAACCACCACCTCCCAGCCGGTGACCTACACCGGGCGCGGGGTGCTGTCGCGCTACGAAGACAGCCGGATCGACAACGTGAACATCCTTGTGGGCGACTTGCGCCTAACCGCGCTGGCCAACGAGGTCACGGATATTCCCGAGGTCGGGCATACGGTCACCGCGCCAGACTTGATGGACCGCACCAAGCAGGTGGTCTACATGGTCAAGTCGGTGCGAGCTGATCCGGCCTCGGCCACCTATCGCGTGCAACTGAGGAAGTGACCCATGGCCAAGCAGGGATGGAGCACACCGCCAAGCCTGTTCGCTGGCGTGGTAGAAGAGGCGCTGACTCAGCGCGTCAGGGTGATCGCCCTGGCCATGCTCAACGAGATCGTACTCCGGTCGCCGGTCGATACCGGTCGGTTCCGTGGCAACAATATCGTGAGCATTGGCGCCCCGGTCTACACGGCCACCGAGAACCTGGACAAGAGCGGCGG